TCTAGGAATGCTCGTGCTAGTCTTTCGACTACAGTTGCTACTCCAAGAGTACCTGCAAGAATAACAGCCTTCATTGTATCGATTCCGACCAACGAACCTGCACCAATAACTGAAAGTCCTGAAGCAGCGAACACTGCTACAATTCTCATGAGGATATTCCAAATATTAGTTACGGCTGATGAACCAATTACTTCTTCGCCTGTGGCTGGGTCTGTAACGGTTATGTCAATCTCTTTTCTCTTTGCCATATTAGTCCTCCTTTCTCATCGGAATAGTTATTAACCATATTGCTGTAGTAGCCAATACTGCTAAACCGACGATATCTCTGGCGGATCCCGTCAGAGTAAGCCATGCGATAAAGAAGCCGAGGAGGGTGAAAGCCTGGGCAATCACTTCAACTCCTGCATCCTTAAGCCATGTAAAGAAGCCCTTTACGACTTTCTTGATTATCTTCATATTACCTCCTCATTCCAACTACCGCAGATACTATGTTAGAAACAAGTACTACTGGGATAATTACTTCTTGCGCTTTTTCTCTCTGATCGTCTGTCATATCCATACCTAACTCAGAGAAATTAGATAGGAGTTCTAGTGGGTCTATATTCAATACTGCACCTAGTGGGTCTGCCAAAAATGCTTCTGTTTGTACTTCCGTAACAGCATCTGCAAGTGTGTATGGCATAGGTGCATCTAAGTTTTCATTTGCTCTGTCACCAAATTCTTCTAATGCTTCTGCAACATTTTCATCAGACTTAGCAAGCTCAGCAACTAATTTTAATTCTTCTGGCGCAACACCCAAAGCTTTGGATACTACCGCCGCCTGCTCTGGAGTTAATTTAGTCAATGTGTTAGAATTGGTAAGATCAGCAATCAAGTTTGCGGTAGCGTTATCGATTGGAGTATTTTCTGTTTTATCCACATTTTCAGAAGGATCTTGAGTTGGTTCAGGCTCTGGAGTTGGATCTGTATCCTCTGGCAGAGGTGAAGGCTCTGTCTCAGGTTCTGGAGAAGTCTCAGGTTCTGGGGTTGGATCTACATTCTCCTCTTCTGTGGTATCGGAACTTGGAGAAGGATTGGGCTCTTCTGGTTCAGTTTGCTCAGGAGTTGGCTCTGTAGTTGGCTCTTCTTCTGGCTCAGTGGTAGGCTCATCAGATGGCTCTGGACTTGGTTCTGGGCTTGGCTGTGGCTCATCAGATGGCTGTGGTTGTGGCTGATTAGCCATTGCTTGTGCAATAGCAGCCGCAACTCTTTGTTCATTCTCAAATTGTAATTGTTCTTGTAAGCTTTCTTGAGCATCATCTATAGCATTTTGAACTGCAACTATCTTTAAGTTATAGTCAAGTTGTGCTGAGTTATAGTTAGATTGCGCTGTTGATTTAGCTGATATGGCATTTGTTGCCGATATGTCTGCAGCATCTTTGGTTTGTGTGTACTGCTGAAGCTTAGAATTTTCTGTATTATATTTAGCAAGTTTATTGTTATAATTTGCCTGTGCCGTTGCCTTTGCTGTTACTGCAGCGTTATATGCATTAATTTGTTCCTGTGTGGCTCCAGGACCAGAAGAGAATGTTCCAAGATCGCAACTAAATCCTACGCCCCATCCACCAGTATAGGCGCAACCTGCTCCAGTCCATCCACCTGGAATTGACCATCCAAGATGGTAAGATCCAGGACCTCCACCGTTATACCACCAGATCTCTACATCTAAAGTTTTATCTTGACTAACATCATATATTGGAGAGTATGCACTCCATCTAACACCTTGCTCAACCCAGTTGTTAACTGCAAGGTTGCCGTCTACATACATCCTAAATCCATCGTCTGTATACCCCGCAAAATACACTGAGTCCCAGTCTGAGGGAACTGTAATTTTTCCAGTAAATTTAACAATAATATTCTCATAGTATCCGCAAACTGGAAGCTGCATAGAGTTTGAGTTCCATGTGCCAGAGCATATTACTGAGTCTGGAACTGCTATATTAGGAAATACCCTTGTCAAATGATAAACAGTGTACTGAAGTCCTTCGCCACCAGCACTTTGAATTACCGATTGTGTTGTTTGAAGATTAATATTGGCTACATCTAGGGCATCTTGTGCAGCATTCTTTTCTGATAGAGCATTGGCAACTATTGGGGTTTGATTATCTACTGCCGCAATAGCGTTGTTTTTAGCTTGTATGGCTTGAGACTCTGCAGTTGTAGCCTGCTCAAGAGTTGTTGTTGCTGAGTCCAAGGATTGCTTTGCCGCATATGCTTCATTATATTTTGTATGGGCTATGTCTATAAGATCTTGGGTGGCTTCTTTATCAGTTAGCTGATTTACATCTTCGTCTAGTTCTTGTATATCCGCCCATGCTTGCTCTAGGGGCGACATAGTGCCTTTTGCGTCAGCCATAAATAGCCACGAAAAGGCTAGTAAAAACACTGTTGTTATTCTAGCGAATTTATAAATTTCCAATCTCCCATGTCAGGATGTCTGACAAGTTAATTATACAGGAGATTGCGTACTAAATTACTTCCATATTGTCTAGGGCTTCAGCCAACTCCTGTGGCATGCGCCTAGGAGGTCTAATTAAATTATCTATTCTATTCTTTTCTTCTTCAAGGTAGTTGTCTCTTATTAATTCACCATAAGTATGTATCTCAACTTCCCTGTTTTTCTCCCGCTTCGAATGAACAATAGCATTATAGATTGACCCACACACAGCATCCGCTAAGTCTTTTGATCCCTTTCTAGGGTGGTCAACTCTATCTCTCATGATTCTTAGCTGAAGTAATTCATCAATTAAAAGATCTATTCTAGGACCCTTCACTCTTTCTTCTGCAATGATCATTGCCATATCTTCGTAATGTTTCTTAGCAACAGACAACAACTCTGTATTCATTCCGTAACCACGAAGTTGTTGCATCATGTCGTGTGAGTTCCATCGGTCAAATGTAGTTAGCTTGATATTAAACCCACGCTGTCTTAAAGATAGTATGTAGTCCTTTACATCTGTAAAGTCTACGCTTTTAGAAGCAGTAGGCGTCCAGAACCTAACTGCATCTACTACAACTACAGGTGCCGACTGAGCGTACTCATTTCCTACTTTCATATTAACCCACTTTTCAACATGAGCTAACGAAACTGCACAATGGTCATGCTTTTGAGCAAGGTCTACGTGAATAAAGTATTCCTTATCATCTATCGGCCTGAACCATTCTGCATACCTACCAGAAGAATCTACTGCTAGATTGGGGTTGTTAAATGCTGTCTCTATCTTCTCTCTGGACTTAAAGAAAGCATCTACTGCTTCTGGTGGCATACAAGCAAATCTTGATAATGCGTCTTCCGCATTCTTATAAAAGTCAATCTTAAAATCTTCTATGCTTCTGGTTGGATTGATTTCCCATGTAGGTCTCTTCAGGGCGTATGTCTTTGGAACTTTGTAAGCAACTATATGGTCTTCTTCCCAACTAATACTAAACTTATTTCCTGGCTCATCCTCTGGAAGATCTGGATTAAGTATAAACTCGTGTGTCTTTATTACCGTCTCTTTGCTAGCGATAGCTTCTTCATACTTCTGTTGAATAAAGTCATTCTTAAAACGTGGGAATGAAAGTAGAATTAACTTACCAAAGTCAGGGAAACGTGATGTAAGAGATGCACGGTACATATCATAAATAGATTGAGCGGTCTTAGCCTGATCATGCCCAGTAGTGCTTTCAAGGGCAAAGCCAGAGATCTCATCGAGTACCACTACGAGTACGTTATAGCCTTCCCAAGCTTCTCGCTCTGAGTGTCCAGAGTGCACGGTAATACTCTTATCAAACTCAATAGAACCAGCCTTCGGATTATACTTTCCAATAAACCACGGAGACTTTTCGATTCTCTGCTTGAACCCTTTAAAGAAAACGTTGTTTGCCTGTACTGCGTTGATAGCGATATTAAGAATATCGATAGAATCTCCTGGAGGTTTTCCATAATACACTGCTGGATCTTTTAAGCATAATAGCAAATATGTTATATATGCTGCAGCAATTGTTGATGTATAGTCCTTACCAGAACCCTTACCTAGCTGAAAGATAACCTCGTTACAGGTTTGCTTCCATCTCTTTTCCCCTTCTTCTTCTCCCAGCCATCTTACTAATGTATCTTTCTTATACACCTGAGTCATTGCCTTGATCATTGTGTATTGGTTTTGAGATAGAGGTGGTAGACCTAAGTAGTTAGTAGATGTAACAAACTCTTCAATCTCTACGGGCTGTTCTTCAAACTCCTCGCCCTCTAGTATATTAAGAAAGTCGCTAAAATCAGCCATTGTTTACTTGTACTACCTCAACTGGCTCTACTACACCAGATATGCGAGAGAGTCTTTGCTTAACTTCTCTCTGACACTTATCGCATTTAGAAGTTACATCACGAAGAATACCCATGAGGACTTCTTGCTTTTCTTCCGCCTCAGCTATTCTTGCACCCATTTCGGTGTTATCAAGTAGCCCAGCCTTTTGTAGCATCTCCATCTGCTTTCCTTGAATCTCAGCAACAAGCTTGATAGCACCAACCTTAGTTCTGTAGTCTGCAGCAAGGTCTGCCTGCTCTACGGTTTCCCATGCTTTGTTAATTAGCATGCTGTAGTGCTGATCTGAAGCAGTCAGTGCTTCTCTGGCACGTTCTTGAATTGTCTTATCATTTTGTGCATAAGACTTCCACTCTTCTAAAGTTCTTATAACATCTGCTCTTTTTAACTCTAATTCTTTTGCAATTTGCCCAGGATTATAGCCTTTAAGACTCATCTCCACGACCTTATTCATTTGGTCAAAAGGCTTTTCTATTTCCATTATTTGCTCCCGTGATCTGTCTTATAAAAGCCAGAACCCTTAAATTGAATTCCAGGAACGCCGTATACACGCTTCATTGTGTCTCCACATTGATCGCATTCAACTGGTTCTTCTGGATCATTAAATCCACGAATAACATCCTTCATGCCCTTGCATGTCTGGCAAATGTATTCATAAGTTGGCATTAGTCTGGTCTCACATCCCAGTTAGCATAGTGCTCTTGCCAAGTATCTGTAGCGTAAAAGTCCATCTGTGATTCAATAAAGTCATCGCCTTCTGGCAAACGCTTCTGTGTTTTAGTACCCTGAATACCATACCATCTAACTAGTTTTTCTCCACAGGTATCACAATCATATCCTGGATCTTCTTCCTTAATACTTCTAAACTTTGTGTATTGCACTTCACACTTCTTACACTCATACTGATAGGATGGCATTGTAACTCCTCATCAACTTAAAAACTTCTGACTCCAAGCTTTGAATTGTAGACTCATTAGAGATTATTCTATCAAACTTGTAGTCGTCCATTGCTGATTCTGATGAATGAGAGTTGATAGGCTTATTAGCCCCACGGTTTACTCTCCATACTTCCCCACCCTTTAGCTTAATTAGATTAGCTTCGTTTGGGAAACGAACATCTGTAATCACAAAGTGGTCGTAGATTTCATCTTCTTCGATCTGCTTCAATACTTGCTTTACCCAGAAATCTTCACCGAACATCTCTCTTCCAATTTCTGTACCGAATACCTGCAAGAGTCTGCGTGTTTCAGATATAGCCTTTGTTGGCTCCCACCCAATCTTCTTTACGCTCTCAGAAATCCTAGAACCATCGTTAAGAATTGGGTTGAGCTTGATGATAGCCTTGCGAATGTTATCTGCAAAAGCTAGTCTCTTAAACCCATAGTTCATTGTTAGCATTTCGGCAATTGTATCTTTGCCAGACTGAGCATATCCACTTAGTCCAATAATCATTTATTTTCTCCCTGACTCTTATAGTATACCGTATTTATACGGCCTTGTAAATCTAAAATTTCCTTTGATTCTTGATTAGACCATACTTTTCAAGGTAGCGTTGGATTGTCATATGACTGCATCCCGCCTCTTTTGCGATCTCAGTAATGGTCTTTCTTTGGACCACATACCTTCTGTATAGCCAATCTTTAGATTCGTATAGCTTCATCGTGATGTTAGGTTATTGTAGGCATAGTAGGCGATACCAATTGCATCTCCCACATCATTATCTTCTAAATGAATCTTAAACTTATCATTCACGAAGTCTAATGTCCTCTGCTTCCTAATCTCCCTTATCTTATTCGAGTACCAAGTATCTGACTTACCTGGAAATTCTGCTTTTAACTTAAGCTTATCTTCCTTCTTAAACGTCTTATTACCAATATAGTTCTGCCATGTAGTAGGGATTACGGTCACTACCCTAGTCCCGTCGCTCATTAGCTGGCTAATTATTGATCCATAGACATAAGAAAGTTTAATCACAACATCAGGGGACTGTACAAATACAGCACCCTCAATTGCAATATAGTCGGACCGCAAATGCTTCTTCATAGCCTTAACCTTTTTGCGAGCATCGTAGATCTTCTCATAGATATCGTTACCACGAATATCTATCTTGCCATGCATAGCAAGCTTACCATCATCAATGATTGCAAAAGCTACAGAGTTTGTAGAAGCATCGATACCAATTACTCTTTGAGCCTTTGGCTTAATCAGATCCGCTAATCCCATTTAACATCTCCAGCAATTCTTTACGTTGCTTATCTTCGTCATTCTTGTCGCATGTAACACATAGCGACGTATAGTTG